GGAAAAATGCATTAGAACATTGGAATCGAAATGGACAATTTGAGGGAAGATTTGCAAATGAATATCAACAAAATATTGCAAAAAACATTCCAAATACAGAAGTAGATAAGCTTGAAGCCGAAAAAACAACACTTACTTCAGACTTAAAGAATTTACAAATTGAAGCAAGTATAGGCTCGCTTTCTTCTTCACCTATTGAGGCAAAAAAAACCTCTAGTTTGCCTGGATTAGTTTCTGAAAATAATGCAGTATCAGGGCTTTCGGCTGAACGCAACTATGGTGCTTCGCCACTTGCGGCTAAACTCAATTTTCAAGTTTCCGATGACCAGATATTAAATGATTACAATACGGCCAGGATGGATCGCTACAAGAGAGTTGTTGAGCTTGGCAACACTCAGGCGGTTGGCATTCAAGAAAGGCTGACGGCAGCAGAAAAACTTCTTGCCACTCTTCCAGCCGATAGCGCACAGAGGACTGCCAGCGATGTTTATGTCAGTGGTTTGAAGAAAGACTTAGCCAGCGTGCAGAGCGCAGTTTCGGATGCAACAAGTCAAATAAATAATTTCAAACCCTTTGCAGTTGGTTCACCCCAAGCTGCCAAGGAGATTACTTCCTTCCGATCCTACTTGCAATTGCCCGAAGAACGAGCCAGCCAGCAGTTGCGCCAGATTGATCCAGAGTCCTATCAGACATCTGTGGCTCTCGGCCAGAAGTATCGCCAACTTGCGACTGCGCCTATCGGCCAAACTCAGAACGCACAAACCGAAGCGTTCAGAGCAGAACTTGAAAAGGGTTATAGGGATTATTCCAAGTCACCAATTGGCGCGACAACCACAGCCGAAACTGAAGCATTGCGCAGGAGGATTGAGGGCGAGGCGATGTCGCAACTCTCCCTTGGCGCGCAATTGGGAGCAGAGGAACAAAGGCAATACCAGCAAGCCGCGCGTGCTGCTCAAACTGCGCGTGGAAATATCTTTGGTGTTGCCCCAGCGGTTGAGGAAGCAGTCACAACTGGTCGCGCTGGTGAAGAAAGAAAGCTCGCCCGCTATGGCGCAGCATCACAATTCCTTTCCTCTGGTCAAACAACTGGAGATGCGCTGGCTAGGGATGTACAATTAAGAAACGCACTTCAACAGTCTAAACTTGGTGCTGGTGGTCAATTCTTAACATCTGGTCAAACCATGTCTGATGCTCTTCGTGGCGATATTGCCTTTAGGGATGCGTTACAGCAGAACAGAATGGGCGCGGCGGCTAACTTTGTTGCTGGCGGACCTTCGGTTTACAACCTTGCGCAAGCAAGAACGGCTGGACAACAGAATGCATTTCAGAATTACATCCAAGCCAATCAAGCTTTACCTGGTGGATTTAACCAACAGCCGTCTACGGCTGCTAACTTCTATCAGACAACAAGCCCAGAGATTCCAGTTGCGCTTACGAATGCCTTTAACAATCTTTATAGCTCGCTGGCTGGGTATCAGGCAAATACCTACGGCGCGCAGGTTGGGGCAATTTCTAGGCAGCCGAGTGGGGCATCGCAGTTTGCTCAGATTGCTGGTGGAATTGGCAGTCTTCTTAGCCCGCTTAAATTCGGATAAAGGATAATTTATGGACAGAGTATCATACGGACCATTAACGCTATTTGAAAGCGATGCATACAAGCAGGCAAAGGCAATGAAGGCTGAAGAAGATGCGTTAAAACTTCAGAAACTTCGCATGGATATTGCAAAGAGCCAAGAGGAAGCCGATATGTCAACCGCAATTGGAAGAGCGTCAAAAGCTGGTGATATTGCCGCATTCCTTGAGCAAGAAAAGCAAAAGGATGTTGGCATTCCAATTGGCGAGGAAATGGGCGCAAAGATGACCGCCAAGGGCGGACCGAGCATACTTGAAGCAACCAGAATGCAGGGCGAGCTTGACGTTGAGGCAAGGGCAAGACAAGCGCGAAGAGATGCGGCAATGAATTTTGCTGCTGGCGAGAAGTCTTTGCTACCTACTGCAAATGTTGATCTTGGTGGAGTAAAGCAAACAGTGTTGGCTGGTCAAGCTGGGAAAACTAGCGCAGATATTTATGGTCAAATTTACAGAAATCAAGTTCCACAAGTTGCGGCTACTTATGAGGCAGAGGGATTTGATAAAGACACTGCAATCAGAATGGCAAGTCAAGATGTACGCAAGGAACTTGTGAAGGCATCTACTGGAGGAAAAGTCGTGTTGACGGGCGCAGATGGTCTTAGCACAATTTCATATAATAACGAGCAGGCTGAAAAAATGTGGAGAGATCCAAAAACGCCTAAGGCAATAAAGATGCAGTTAAATAATTTCTTTGGTAAAGAAGAAGAACCACAGGCCGCAAGCTGGATCAAATCAAGATTAGGTAGATAACATGGCTGAAGCCCAAGTACAGGAGCTATCATCAGCCAATAAGATTCGTCAGTTAGCTGGAATGGCTTTAGAGCCAGAAGCAATACAAACACCAAAACCAGAAGAACCCCCAGCGTGGAGTGAGATCAAGACTTCTGAGGATTACAAGACTCTTACCTATCCAGAGCAGGTTAATTTAGCCCAACAATGGGGTGCGGAAACCAAACAGTACGCATCTACGCTTAAAGATTATACGCCAGAGCAGGACGTTGAAATTGATGACTTCGTAAACACGCAGGCAGTTGATGTTCCAACGAATGTAAAGGTTGCTGCTGGTGCTGCTGGTCTAGTCAAGGGATCGGCTTCAGTTATGGGTGGGATTGCTGGGGGATTGGGTGGTCTTGCTGTTGGCGGGCCTGTTGGCGCAGTAGTCGGCGGAGTTGGTGGAGCAATTGCTGGTGGCGAGCTGGCTGAAGCTGGACTCCAGAAGTTCACTCCTAATGTTGCTAGAGCAAGAGAGTTTGCGCCAGGTTATGCCACTGCTGGCCAGTACGCGCCAGAGGTTGTTATGGGTACGGTTGGAGCAAGACAGTTAGTACAGGCTGGCAAAACATTGTTCCAAGAATTAGGGGCAAATAGAGCAGCGCAAGAATTAGGTAAAGTTGTTGGCACTTCCGCTGGAGTCAGCGCGGCTGTTGGAAGTGGAGTCAGGGCAGTTACTGGTGGAGAGGTTACTCCTGGCACAGTTGCCGAGGACGCTCTATTTGGCGCGCTATACGCTGGTCTTGGAAGCGGGTCTAGGGTTAAGGGATACAATTTCAACGAGTTTAAGAATCTAAATTACAAAGTTAAAGCTGGCAGGGCCACGCCAGCAGAAGTTCGGGATTGGCAACAAATACTTAACGAAGCACAAAGGACGCAAGCCACTGGAGTTGAGCGAGCGAAGCGTACCGAGGTTCAACTCGGTGGTAGGACTGTTCTTGATAAAGTAAATCTTGAAGGTGGCGCGCCAACACAAGTTCGCCCTTACTACGAACCACTGCCAGCACCAACGTCAACTGAAATACAGGTCACTCGGCCACAACCACAAGAGCGTCCGATTAGGCAAGCCACAGTAATTCCCCAAGAACAATTGCCAGAGGCTGGCGTGCGCGGGAACGCGCGCGGAACGCAGGCTGATACGGCTGCTATGCAACGGCGTGGAATCACGACTCCAATGCAGGAAAGCCTGGTCGATCTGAACGATCCAGTACCGAAGACAAACGTATTTACTATTGAATCACAAGGCATCAATCGTGAGGCCATTATTCCAGACACTCGCGGACTGCAAGGCGAGATAGTCCGCGAAGATCCGATTGTTACGCCAAGGAGTCAGTTGCCGACAACGGAGAGATTGGCGTTGCCAGCGGAGGGTGAAGTTGTTCCAGTAGAAGTTTCTCCAACCGCACAACCTACCATCCCTCGACCAATGCGTGGCAAGGCTGGTGAGGCTGGGTTTATTGTATCCGATGTGCAGGAAGGTGCGGCCAAGGTAGCGCAGAAGTGGCTTACTACTGAAGGCAATCTTCCTAAAGAGATGTTTGACATTATGGAAGCCAAAGGATCGCGCACGCAAGCAATGCTGAAGCAAATTGATTTCACGCTGAAGGATTTATCGAATGCAGCCAGAGAGCTTAATGGCAAGCCTAAATTAACCCAAGATCAGTCGCTCCAGGTTGACCAGTTCCTTCGAGGTTATCTACCAGCAGAGAATCTTCCAGAAGCAATCAGACCAGTAGCACAGCAGATGCGCCGTCAGCTAGACAACCTATCTGAAGGCTTAATCCAGTCTGGCGTGTTCTCACAAGAAGTTGGTCCGTCTGGAATGAGCAAGGCTGATATGATTAGGATGAATAAGGGCGAGTATCTGACTCGTTCTTATGAGAAGTTTGATAATCCTAGGTTTAATGTAGAACTGTTAAAGAAAAGGGATCTAGTTAAGTATACACAAGCTGAGACATTTGTTCGCAATGAGCTAAAGGCTCAGAATCCAAGCATTACCGAAGAAGAAGTGCAGGGCAGGATTAGAGAGATAGTCGAGCAAGGCCGAGATGAGCCAATGGAATCAATGATACAGGCTTCTGGAATTGGAAAGAAGCTTGGAATTACCAAGGCGAGACAAGACATTCCAGAGCAGATCAGATATTTGATGGGGGAATACAACGATCCAGTAATCAATTACGCAAGGTCGGCAAGTAAAATGATTAACTTGCTACAGTCCCAAGATCAATTGAACAAGTTGAAAGAGTTTGGCGTTGCAAACAAGTTGTTCTTTGAAAAACCAACTGGAAATGCTGTTAAACAGATTGCTGCTGATGGTTCTGATACTCGCTCTCCACTAAATGGACTTTACGCAGAGCCAGAACTTGTGGATGCGATTGAAAACTTTGAGATGATGCATAAAGGCGGAACATTGTTTCAGCTTTACTCAATGGCGAATGCCTGGGTCAAGTGGGGCAAGACAGTTGGAAGCATCCAAGCTCAGTTTAGGAATCCAATTTCAAATGTATTGATTGAAGTTGCCAATGGAAACGTGTCATTTGGTGGAAATCTAAAACCACTTAGGTCTGTTTTAGCTGAGTTTGGAGTTCCAAGCATGGACACTAAAGAAGGTCGAGCCTATTTGACTAGAGCAACGCAACTTGGACTTTATGATAATACAGTTCTGAATGAATTCTCTCAAATACTTAAAGATGCACAGCAATATAAAGGATCAACAATTGATTTTGCAGAAGACCTATCTGGAAAAAGTATAAATATTGCAAAAAAAGGACTTGCAGCACTGAATAAAACATATCGCGCTGGAGATAATTTATTCAAATTGATGGCTTGGGAAAACGAAACAAAGCAATTGATGAATGGAAGAGGATTATCTAGACAAGAAGCAGAAGTGATAGCAGCCGAGCGCGTAAAAAATACTAGGCCAACTTATTCTCGCGTTCCAAGAATTGTTAAGGCATTAAGGCTTCAACCATTTTTTGGTAATTTTATATCTTGGCCTTCCGAAATGTTGAGAATTATACCAAATACACTCAGATATGCTGGCGAGGATTTGAAAACACCAGGAATGCGTAGGTATGGATTTGAAAGATTGATTGGAGTTCTTGCGGCTACCACTGCAACCGTTGCAATAACAAGGCTCGGCATGTGGGCAACTGGATTTAACGACAGGAAGATGCAGGCTTTAAGACGTTTTGTTGCACCATATCAAAAGAATGCAACGCTTATGCCAACTGGATCAGATGGTAAAGATGTTGGTTATGTTGACATTTCATACACAGATCCATACGAAGTATTCAAAGGACCAGCTTTTGCAGTTGCATCTGGAAGAGATCCAGAAGAGTCAATACTTAATGCAACAAAAGATTTTCTTGAGTCTTATATTGGTCCAAGCATCTTGGCGAATTCAATTGCTTCTGCAATTTATGGTAAAACTCCTCAAGGCAGAGCAATTCGTAATCCACAAGACACGACTCTTGATCAGACATTAAGTACAATCAATTATTTGTGGAGGCAAAACGAGCCAGCAACAGTTTCACAGCTTCGCAGAATTGGATACGCCCTAACTGGTCAACCCGATACAACCGTTTCCAAATATGGCCGTGTGTACAAGCCGTCCGAGGAGTTGTCCGCGCTGTTCGGTATCCGTCCGCAATCCATCAACGTATCAAAAGCACTCGAATCGAAGGCATCCAGGTTCAATACTGATATGGCCGATGTAGGAAGAATCTTTACCGAAACCTATGGCGCGGTTGGCAATGTTCCAGAAGCGAAAGTTCGGGAACAATTCGATAAGATGCAGAACAGGCGCAGGATTATGTTCGATGAGGCCAACAAAGATTTCCACGCTGCTATGTTGCTTGGTCTTTCTAGGTCAGAAGCTATCTCTGCAATGCGCGCTGGTGGTATGGGCGTTGACAACGCTTCCGCCATAGCCAACAACAAGTACAGAGACTATAAGATCAGCAAGTCGCTTACAAAGAGCATGAGGCGCGAGTTATCTCAAGAAGAAATGCAGAAGCGTCAAGAGATAGGCCGAGAGCTTATGATGCAACAAGGAGAGTAAATGGCTAAATTTGACATCTCTGGATCAGCGTCACGCCAAACTGGTTTAAGCCAGCAGGATCGTAATAACGCGATCCGTATGGAGTTTGAGCCTTACTCAAAACCACCACAGCAACCACCAGAACAAGCCGCAAGGATAGAACCTATGAGCGAATATGTTAAGCCACCGACAGTACCAGCCCAGCAGCCCTCTGGCGCACTTCCGCTACCATTGCAAACCGTGGAATGGGAAGGTCGCAAGGATAAACAAGGCAATCTTGCTGTATACAAGTTGCCAACTGGAGATATGGGTGGGAACTTTGAGGTAGCTGGAATCAATGACCGATACCATCCAGAAGCATTCAAAGCCATCTCATCGTTACCTCCGCAAGAAAGAGCGAAAGCTGCGGCAGAGTACATCCAAGGATATACCGCGCCACTCGTCGAAAAACTTCCACAAGCACTCCAGCCATTCACGCAGGATCTCGCGTTTAATCGCGGGCTGGGCGGTGCAACGAAATACATCCAGCAAGGACTAAACGCTCTTGGTCAGAAGGTGGCAGTAGATGGCGGGTTTGGTCCTAAAACACTAGCCGCAATAAATCAAGTCGAACCGAGAGCCTTAATGCGTGCAGCCAGCGATGCTCAATTGCAGGATGAGTACAATATGGCGGAACGCAACCCAGCCAGAAAGAAGTTTATTCCTGGCCTAGAGGCTAGGATTAGGAATAGATTGTCAACCTTTGGGCAAGGTTAACGGCTTGACCAAGATTGTTTAAAGATAGTAGCTCCAGAAACAATCGCCACAGATCGACCAACAAATACATTATCAGCTTTTACTTGCGAAGTATTATATCCGACAAATGAATCACCAGCGCGAACTATTGTTCGGTTTGCGGAAACATAACTATCTCCAGCTTTCACATAAACTCCAGTAGGAGTAAAATATGTATCACCAGCCTTTATTATCGAGCCTTGTGTTCCAACTGCGACATTCCCAGCAGTTGCAGATATTCCGTTGCCTTCATACACACCACCAACGAAGTCGTTCATTTCTGTTTCATCTTCCGCCATTCCCGATGCCATCAGCATCGCCGTCAGTGTCATAGTTATTATTGCTTTCATTGGGAAAAGTCTCTAGCACAAACCGAAAGCCGTCAAGGATGAAATTAAGTTCCCGCCAAATAGGTGCAGTTGGGGTGGCTCGCGTTACTGGCGCGCTACTGCGGTGCGGGTACAACGTGCTTACGCCTTACGAGGATTTTGCTGGGTACGATGTGGTGGCAGAGAAGAATAATAAGTTTTACCGCATCCAAGTTAAGACTGCCCAAGCGATAGAACCTGGTCGCACCAAGTATCGCTTCACCACTAGCAGTGGCAATGGATTTAACATCCCAAAGCGCGCTATCAGTGGCGTGGATTACGTTGCGTGTTGGGGCATGAACGATGATTTATTCTGGCTGTTGCCCATTGCCAAGTGCAGGTCGGTAACAACCAAGCTTTGCCCATCGACAGGTGGTGGTTGGCGTGTATTTAAGAACCTGTGAACGACAAAGAGGCGTGGGATCAGTTTGAGGATGGATTGCAGGATGCAAAGTCATACGATGAGGCCATCGCGTGGATTAAAGCAAATCAAGAAATTGTTGAGAAGCTGACCATAAGAGCAATGATTAACAAATTTAATAGGGATATTAGCCACGCTAATAAGACTTGGCGTAATTAAATATACGCTCGACCTTGCGGTGGGTGGTTGGCTAGACACAACCCATGGGCAAGATCAACAGCAGGGCTAAAGGCGCAGCAGGCGAGAGAGAGTTGGCAAACTACTTGCGCGAACAGGGCTGGCAGAAGGCAAGACGCACCCAGCAGTACGCAGGCAATCCAGAGGGCGGTAGCGGTGATGTAGTCTGCGAGAACTTTCCATTTCACATCGAAGGCAAGCGATGCCAAGCACTCAAACCTGAAGAGTGGATGGATCAATCCAAGCGGGATTGTCCAGCAGGCAAAATTCCAGCAGTATTCTTTAGGCGCAACGGACGCAAAGAGTGGCTAGTCATACTGACCGCCGACAGTGTGTGTGAATTAGCTCGACACATCGCGCCAGCCAATGTCACTATCGAGTATGCAAAGACCGCAACCATTGCGCAGGGCTTTTACGTTAAGTCACCAGCCTTTGACGAACTTACCCCAACAACAACAAACCCAAATAAATAAATAAAGGAGATACTACAATGGCATTGACATTAAGTGAATCAGCAAAACAAGAGCGCAAACTACCAGAAGCAGGAGCTACTGTAGGCGTTCTCTACAGCCTAGTCGATCTAGGCCATCAGAAAACCAATTGGGATAACCAAGAGAAGTGGACCCCTAAAGTTCGCTTGACCTTCGAGTTGCCAGATCAGACTGATGAGTTTGAGGTAGAAGAGAAGGGCAAAGTAACCAAGGTTCAAAAGCCTATGGTGGTATCCATCGAGCAAACCCGCAGTCTTGGCGAGAAAGCAAGCTTGCGGAAACTGCTTGAGCAGTGGAGAGGCCAGACCTTTACATCCAAGGAACTACAAGCGTTCAGCTTGAAGAACCTTCTTGGCAAACCAGCCATGCTCACGCTCATCCACAAGACGAGCCAACAGGGCAGGCAGTATTGCGCCATCGCGGGTGCATCCAAGCTACCCAAGGGCATGAAAGCACCAGCTACCACTACTAACGATCAGTTGTACTACGAGATCGAGCAGGGTGAGGCTGGGCAGTTTAATGACATGCCTGATTGGTTGCAGGAGAAGATCCGCGCTTCCAAAGAGTTTGCTACCGCTGCGGGCAAGTCCACGGCTATTAAGGTCGAGGTGGACGCAGACGGTAACGCAATGCCGTTCTAATTGTAATGGCTCTTACAATCACATCTAAAGAGCCTACCAATTCCCGTCTGGTAGCTACTGACCAGGCGGGACACTGGTACACAGCCGAGGGTGAATCCGCCCACGTTGTGATCGGCAAGAACGGAAAAGAAAGAAACACAACCGTAGCCGATGCGCGCCAGATGGGATTGTACCCATCCGTAACCAGCGTGCTTGGTATTATGGATAAGCCGCAATTGACGGCGTGGAAGATTGAGCAGGCCATTATGTCCTCGCTCACGCTTCCGAAGGAGGCAGATGAAACGCTCGAAACCTACGCGCGCAGAGTCGTTAAGGATAGCAAAGAGTCTACAACAAAGGCAGCGGAACACGGCACGAGGATGCACACCGAAATGGAAAACATCCTTTTGGAACGCGCTTGCTCCACAGATGAAATCCTTAAACCTTACATCGAAACCTTTAGAAAATGGGCAAGTGAAAATGTCGAGAAAACGTATTGGTGCGAAAAGGGTCTTGTCGGCGGAGGGTATGCGGGCAGGTGTGATGCCTACGTCAAGTTACGCGGTATTGGTGACGCTATCATCGACCTAAAGAACCGCAAGGTTAACCCAAAGTACGATCCATTCTACGATACAGATTGCGCCCAGCTTTGGGCATACCGAGCCGCAAGCGAGAACCCCCAATGCGCCTGCGTGTCGGTGGTCCTAGCGTCCAACGATGCTACCAAGCTGACAACGAAGGTCTGGGACGAAGACGAACTATACCAAGCTGGCATTGCCTTCTGCGCGATGCAGAAAGTATGGGCTTGGGTCAAGGGCTACACGCCTCCTGGGATGAAGTTATGATCGACCCATCAGATGTCTTATGGCTAGAAGGATTACTGGATCAATTCTACTTAAACCAAATGAAGGACAAATAAAATGAATAAAACAAAGAAGACAAATCCAGATAGAATGCTAATAGAATTAGCAAATTTAACTGATGCAGTTCTTACGGTTGCCGCTGCAATAGCAGTCTCAAGATATAGTGATGATGAATTAAGTGAATGCTTGAAGCATAAAACAGAAGATGGTTTTAATCTTGGCTGTCTTAGAGGTGATGACACAAGAGAACAAGCAATTGAAGAAGTAAGAAAAAACTTTTTTTTCATGTTAGAGTAAAATGACACCTCCAACAATCCAAGAGATGGGTAACGCTGCGCAAGAGATAGTCTGGCGCGTAATGGGCAAGGGATCAGAGAAGTCTGGCTACGGAGATTGGTTGGAGAAGGATCGGCCTACCCACGATTACCATATAGCCAGAGCCGTACGCCACCTAGCCACAGCACAGATGCAACTGCACAAGTCCACGCCTTGCCCTGATAATAACGGAGAGACAAGTGTTGACCACTTGGAGCGTGCGCTGGTAAGAACATTGTTTGTGTTGGCTCAAATAAAGAAAGAAGTACCAAGATTATGAGATGGATTAAGAAAGAGTTTGATGATGACGGTAAGCCAGAGTGGGCTGTCTACATTGACGAAGCTGGCGAAGGCAACGAAGAAGATTGGTCGCACTTTGATACCTACAGAACCAGAGACGAGGCAGTCGAAGCTTGCTGGAAGTTCACTTGGGAAGACTACGATTGTAGTGACAAATGAAGCAGGCGTTGTCTAAATTGTTCTACTTTTTGGGTGACACAATAAGTCGTACGCTTTTGCGTGCGGGTATTGGATACGGACTATACAGAACCTTTATGCTTTGGTCCTTGGAGCTAGATGACAAGTTTGATGTATGGAAAGAAGTTAAACCGAAGCGGAGGAAGAAAAAATGAAGCAAGCAATGGTAACACAATCGTTCGGTGAGGATTGGCAGAAGATTCTGGATCTGACTAGGCCGCGCATGGAGGCGTACTGCAAGCGTCACAACTGCGATTTCATTTTGATTGACAAGCCCCTAACCCATCCGATGCAGTATTCTAAGTCTGCTATCGGAAACATCATGGCCACTAAGGGCTATGACCAAGTGACATTCGTTGACGCTGATGTTTTGATTACAGCCGATTGCCCCAAGCTATCCGATGACGCTGGGGTTTTCTGCGCCTTTGATGAAGGGGCTTACCTAGACCGCAAGCCAGAGATGGTGAAGCTGGCTGGAGCTTTCGGGGGTATTATTGAGCCTCGATTTTACGTCAACACTGGCGTGTTTGTGGTTCATACCAAGGCCGTTGGTATATTATCAATGCCACCCATTGGCCTACACCCAAACCACTTCGCCGAGCAGACTTGGCTCAACGTGATGGCGCATTTGTGGAACATCCCGCTGACTGAGCTTGACCCATCCTTTAACTGTATGACGAGTGTGGAGTCGCATTTTGGCTTAGACCGCTACAAGGATGCAATGATTATTCATTACGCTGGGCAATCGAACGATCTGGTTAAGTTAGCTAACCAGATTAAAGAAGACGAAGCGAAGCTGGTGGGGTTGGGTAGGTGAGGTCAACGCACCTTTGTCGTGGTGATTATGACGAGAGGTTGCAGCAGTTGGCTGGTGAGGTTGCGTTGCAAGCCATCCGTGACCTGCGCCTGCTGCGCAAAAGGGGGATGGTTAAAGGTATGAGGATCGTCAAAGATCACCATGGCGTGCCACTCAACGATGCCCTGGAGTATAAGAACTCGCACGAGGTGCAGAAGCTACTGCGTGACTTTAAGAATGGAACAGTTAGCTGGTGGTGTCGGGCAAGCGGAGTAAGGATCGATAATCGGACTTTACTGCGCAAACTAAAGGAGAATGACTATGCTCTGCCTACTTGAATTAAAAGACATCGTGTGGGTAATTGGTTGGTTTATCCTTTACAGTTGGATCTTCCTTTCGATAATCTACTGCGCTGGTTACATAATATTAAAACTGATTGATTTTATAAAGGAGGAGCTTGAGCTATGAAGAAGAAAACTAAAGACATTAAGCTGGTTAGGGTTGATGAGTTTAAGGCCGCAAAGATTGTAGTTGAAGTTGAGGATGAGCTTTTTGAGGCAATGGCTCAAGCTGGTCGAAAGCATATCGCCAAGGATAAGGTTGCCTGCTTTAGCTATGCTCTGAACAAAGCGTTGTTGGAACTTTGCGAGGAAGTTAAATGAGCGAGTTTAAGCAGAAGGTTTTGACCGCAGCCGTAGACCGCTACGTGTTGACACCAACTCAGTGCATGATGCTACGCCAGGATGCAGAGGTAATCGGGATGAAGCGTGCAACTGTTATGAAGAAGGATGGCACGACCAAGAGATCGTTCGCGCGTAGCTGTTCATCGTGCTGGGTTCCCATGGCTCCGCACTACAAGTGGCTTTACTCAATCGTAAATGAATTGACTATGGCCGTAAATGCCGAGCATTACCGATTTGATATTACTGGCGTGCAACAGTTGCAGATTCTAAAATACAATCCACTCCAGCAGTTCTGGTGGCACTGGGATACGTTTACTGGATCGGATCGAAAACTTACAGCCGTAATCAATTTGTCTGCGCCAACTGAATACTTGGGTGGCGGGTTGCAGGTCAAGGCCGACATTGAGAACGCTAGGTTTATCCAAGAGCAAGGCGCGGGTTGCTGGTTTCCATCCTACATCGAACATCGTGCGCGTGCGCCAATATGGGGAACACGCTGGGTGTTGGTGGCCTGGTTGACTGGACCTCAGTGGAAATGATTCAGCTTAATCCCGAACTATGGATGATGACACCCAAGGGTGAGGGACTGGCATTTATCGTTACTGATTATGGGATGGATCATAACAAGATATTCACAGTCATGCTTAACTCTGGTGATATACTTGATTTTGACATTCGTGATTGTCGCAGATGTGAGAACCCAAGCTTCGGGGTACAAGCACCATCAGTGCCTAATCCCTATTACAACATATAAGGAGAACTGAATATGCTAGGCAAAGACGTATCAAAGAATATGCATGAGTTGGCTATGGACAATAAGAAGAAGGGCAAAGAGCGCGGGGCTGGTGGAACGCCTCGCTCACGCCAGCAGATGATTGCGATAGCACTCTCTGCTGCTGGGAAGAGCAACAAATCGCCTCGTAAGTTTCGGATGCGGTCAGGCTCGTAATGCTGGTTGAGTCTAAGGCTAGGCTCAAGTGGGGGCGCGACATCCTTCTTACAGCACGCGACAAGCTTGCAGTAGAGAGGGATCGCGCTTCTCACGGTCACGCAATAGATATTATTAGGATTATTGCGATGGTCGATGCGGTGGCTTTGATTACGAAAGAAATATTGGAGGAAGATGAAAAAGGATTGACGCAGTAGAACGAAACAATAGAAAGGAACACAAAATGAAACTATGGACAAATAACACCAACGCAATTCACAAAGTCGATGACAATATGCTTCATCCACGCAATACCTATGTGTTGCCCGATGAACTAACTGGACCAATCTGGGACGATTCAATCCCTTGCCCGCACAAGATTAAGCCGTACTACAAGGGGCGTGCGATGGGCGGGGCAACAGCCGTCTACCGCGCTGGTGCAATTGGTGATGCGATCATCGCCACTGCTTTCGTTAACTACTTGGTGCAGGAGTCAGGTGGGGTGGTTGATGTTTATGCGCCCGCACGCAATCTACCTCTATACGCTGGGCTGGGTGCAAAGCTGTGGCCGTTGCCTTGCTCGCTGGAGGCGTGGGATTCCTACGATGCTCACGTTCCGACTGATGATTTATTCAGCGGTCAAGTTGGCAACACCAAGCTAGGCACTGGCGGTGGAAACTGCTACCAGCGGATCTACGAGTGGATGGGTGTATGGGATGATAAGAAGATGGCGAAGTATTGTAAACCAGTTTTACACCTAATTGAACCAGATCACGAAGAGTTGAAGGCGATGGGTAAGTTCCCGTTACCAGACCCATACTTTGCCTATCATGTTTCGTCCAGTGGTCCTACCCGCACCTACCCACCGACGATGGGGCAGGAAGCGGTGCTGGCGTTGCTTGAAGCTTACCCCAAACATCACGCTGTGATTATCGGGCTGGATAACTCAAACAACTTTAAGGTGGATCATCCCAGAGTGATTGATTTGTTCAACACGACCAAGGCGATTCGTTCTTTGTTCCCTGTGGTAGCTAATGCTGACTTCGTTGTTGCGCCCGATAGTTCAGTCAATCACATGGCTGCTGGGCTGGATACGCCGTGTGTGTCGCTGTGGGGCAGCTACGATCCCGCTGACCGCATGACTTATTACCCTAAGAACATCTCGGTGTTCAAGCCCGATACTTGTCCGCACGCACCGTGCCGACCGCACGCTGGGTTGCCACAAGCCAAGTGTAAGGATGCGAGTAACCGCACACCCAAGACGCAATACTGGTGCAATGCTCTGCGGAATATAACAGCGCAGGATATTGTTGAGGCCAGCAAGAAGGCGATGGAGTTAGAGGAAGTTAAAGAAAGCAAATAACCTAACTGGCGTTGTGGTCTGTGGGGAGATCCCACGGCGGGATATTCCTCAGTGTGTTCTCCTCTTGAATCAGAGCCAGTTTGAATTTTATGAAAAAAATAAAAGTTAAAAAAATTGATGACAGAATACTTGAATTGCTTAGGAATCCAATCACCACTATGGGAAGTAAAATGTGGGATGAAATAGCATTGGTTGTAGATTATTTGCGCAATACGCTGCATTTTTCTCGTGAATCTATATTGGCTGTAATTAATGCCAAGGGTGGTTATGGAAGAAATCCAGAAGTACCACATAAGGAATTAATTAAGCATATAGACAACATTCTTAAAGTTAACAAAAAGAATTATAAAAATTATTTACTATGTCCAGAATGGGAAAAGAAAAGAAGGTTTATAATTGAAAGAGATAAAATTTGTCAAGGGTGTTTAGATGCACCCATACATCAAGTACATCACTTGACATACAGGAATGTTGGCAACGAACTTATGTTTGAACTTGTGGGCTTATGCAGAGAATGTCATTCAAGATGTCACCAAGAATATAAATGACCCCCGCCCAACTACAAGCTGAAGAGATCGTAGGCCAAGTGGATTGGCAGTCCGAAAACCACGGGCTGTGCAAATGCCCAGGTGAGGCTGCGCATACAAGCCACACCCGCATTAGAGACACAACGGTGTTCGTAGATGGCGCGCCGACCATCTTCTGCTGGCATACTTCCTGCACGCCGTATCGGGACGAGGCTAACCGCAAGTTGCGCCGAGCTATATCCACCGACCCGCTTTACAAGCCAGTCAACATTATGTCGGGTGGTACTGCTGTGCCGAAGCTGGTTGTTAAGAAAGACCCGCACGCCGAGGTGTTGGATAGGATCAAGACGATTGCTGAGTCAAACAAGCAACGATACTTAACGCATTACAATTGGGACCCAGCGGATATGTACGAGGAGAGTCCAGTAAAGCTAGGCGATCCAGCACAAGACTATCAGTTGTTTCTCTCAATGTTTAATGTCGCTGACAATATCTGGATTGGTGATGTCAAGGATAGCGGGAGACATCCGCAGAACTTTAGGTCAGCTTGGGATTGGAAGAAGTTGGATGAACCAATCGGGCAGTACACGACTGGTGCGACCTACAAGCTGGATACGGTTAGTAGATCAAATGACACCGTTGAGCATAGGGTGTTCCTCGTTGTTGAGTCCGATGTGTTAAGCAAGCCAGAGATGGGCGCGGTGTTTCAACTGATGCGTGATTTATTCAGCATGAAACTACACGCCGTTGTGGATACTGGTGGAAAGAGCTTGCATGGTTGGTTTGAGATGCCACCTAAGAATGAATGGGTGGATCAGTTAAAAGCTTTTCTTATTCCGTTAGGATGCGATCCTGCAACATTCAAACCCAGCCAACCCGTTAGGATTCCTGGGGCAAAAAGAAACGACAAGATGCAAAGCCTGCTTTGGTTTTGCAAAGGAGGAAAATGATAGAGCCAGCCGTAGCACTTGGTATCAAACCGAAGACCGATGAGTGGCCGCCGATTAAATCTTATGCACAACTTGTTAAGGAAGACTTGCCCGCACCAGAGACGCTAATTGATGGAATGTTGCACCGAGGCGGGAAGATGTTGTTGGGTGGAGGTAGCAAGGCTTTCAAGAGCTGGAGCTTGATTGACCTAGCTTTATCGCTACACGCTGGCGTGCCTTGGTGGGGGCAGCAGTGCAAGATGTCGCGGGTGTTGTTTATCAATTTCGAGATTCAAGAATGGAGTTTCCGCAATCGTTTAGCTGATGTTATCAAAGCCAAGGGATTAGAAGATAAGTCCGATGACTTCGATGTGTGGACGCTCCGAGGTCACGCTGCCGACTTGACTCTCATCCGTCCTATGATCGAGAAGCAGATTGAGGGCAAGGGATACCAAGCGATCATACTCGACCCAAACTATATGCTGATGGGTGAGAGGGATGAGAACAGCGCGGGGGACATGTCAAGCCTAATGAATGAGTTTGAATACCTAGCGACCCGCCACAATCTGTCGATCATCCTGTCACACCATTTCAGCAAGGGAAACAAGAGTGGATCAGAGTCGATTGATAGGTTCAGTGGGTCAGGTGTTTTTGCGCGCAACCCAGATACGCTGGTAGTTCTGACTGCCCACGAGGAGGATGAGAAGACTTACACTTGTGACATCACACTGCGTAACTTCCCGCCAGTAGATAGCTTTGTAGTTCAGTGGCATTATCCGCTGTTCCAGGCTAACTTTGCGCTCAATCCAGATAAGCTAAAGAAACCAGGCGCACACAAGGCGGTTGACGATAAAAGGTTCTTAACCGAGATGGGCAGCAAGCAGTGGCAGGCGGGTGATTTATGTCGTCATATCATAGAAAAGTTGGAAGTATCGGAAAGCACGTTTTATAGGTATCTAAAACGCCTTCATAAAGCCAACAAGATATTGTCTGACAGCGGCTTGTATATTGCCAATCAGACCACTTTCTAATCCACTTTCAAAACACTATCATCTCTTGAGCAGTCAAACCCTTATATAGTATATAAAATAATTCGCGAAGGAAAAGTAGGAACAGGACTCCTTAGTCCGTCCTGTCCCTACTACGCTACGCTATTTCCGTAGCGTTCTCCTAAATAAACAAACAAGGCTGGCATGGCTGGGCTGGGCTGGCTCGCACACGCTCGCACCTGCCAAGAACGAAGTTGGTTATCAGGTGGGGGATGTGGTACAATCGTGAAATGAACAACAGTAAACCAGGTTTATACGCCAACATTAACGCCAGACGCAAGGCTGGCACTAGCCGTCCTAAGTCTAAAAGCACCATCCAACCGAAGGTGTGGCGCATGATGAAGGCAAAGAAAGGTGGGTTTGAACCAAGATAGAGAGCAACTGAAGGCGAGCCATAAGTTTATTGGCCTACTTCAGCGAGAGAATGCCCAACTACACGGCGTGCTAAGGCTATTAGGGCAACTCGTAGACGATATGAACGCTAATTGCTCCTATGAGGTGTTCGAGGCACAGTGGAATGGGCTGACAGAGCAGGTTAATAGGCTGTCGGGATTCTTTGAGAGCCACCAGAAGGCACTACAATCGCTTCAGGACTCGATTCCTGATGACTTTGACAATGATGAGGTAGATGACCAATGAGTACACAAGATTTACCATGTAACAGCCCAAGGCGTACACCTGGAGAGCGCAAGAAGTTTGTGGTACGAGCCTGCCAGGGCGGTGAGAGCAAGACCATCCGCTACGGAGACCCAAAAATGACCATCAAGAAGAGCAATCCAACCCGCAGGCGTAGCTTCAGGGCTAGGCATCAGTGTGATTCCAAGCCTCCCAGCAAGCTGACAGCGAGGCATTGGAGCTGCAAGAACTGGTAAATATGCCAAAGGTAGCCAAAAATAAGGCTCTAAAACGCTCACAATCGAGCAGAAATGCCATTTCTAAGCGTCTTTGTAGCAAGGCTGATGCCCCAGACCTTCCAGTGGTCAAATTTAAGGTTGAGGAGCTGGGAAACAAAGCCTGCTGTTGCCGTATTGGTCGCTAGACTGCCGTTTATAGTACCCTTATAGGGCTATTCTACACACCCCTTATAGGGCTAACGCTCCCGCAAAAGGCTACGCTACCGTTTGGTAGCTGGCCTACCGTTTTCGGTCCGCCACTTTTGCCAACGCTCCCGTTGTGCCTGCCCTACCGTTTGATAATGCTCCCGCGATAACTTGCGAGCCTTGCAAGATCCTTTGACGCTCCCGCCCTTCTTACCTAGGCGCGAAAGGTAGGCTTTTATAATTTCGTCTTCTGTCATATTTTTATGTTGTCCTTATAGGCTGCGCTGCCGTTTGTAAGCAAGCGCGAAAGTTATGAGCCGCCAAGGATGGAACTTGGCTAACTCTAAAGACTAGGCGCTCTCTAGTTCTTCTTCTTCTGCTTCCACTTCTTCCACTATGCTTTCAGCCTGCCTATAGTCATAATGATTGCCGTTAATCTCTTCAGTGATACTATCGTTCACCAAACTATCCGCATAGTCACAAACCCCGCAACGGAATGCCACGGGGTCAAGCTCCTCGACAATGCGAGAAGCGCAGAACGAAAGCCCCGCCACTTTCACTTCTGGCTCGCATTCATCTAACATATCGCGGTAAAGCTGCTCCAAATCTACAGGCTCAAGTTTCGCTATTATTCTTTTTTCTGCTTTTTCTTTTATTGTCATATTGTCTTTTCTTTCTTTGTTTTCATTCGCGCAATCACAAAAGACTGCGCTGCCGTTTGGAGTGGGTAAACCTATCGGTTTAATCCATCCTCCGTTCCCCTCATTGACGAGGGGAAACGAGGAGAGACTATTTTCCTTTACGGATAAAATGGATCGTCAGTATTGGTGACATCATAAACACTATTCAATTCAACTTCGCAGTCCCCAGTCTCTTGATAGTCTCCAGCGTCAAATCTTATGCCCGCTAGTTTTTTCGCTTGCTCTTGATTATTCGCATAAACATCTACAACGAATGTCTCTGTCTGCTTATACTCAACTTTATATTTTCTTTTTACCATTTTCTTTTTCATAGTGTGATGCTCTTTCTTTTATGTTTCGCGCATCGCTGCGCTTCCGTTTGTAGGCCATCCCGATAGGGTTTGACCTCTCCTCCCCTCAGTAACAAGGAGAGACGAGGGAAAACCTATTTCCGTTTCGGCCAGACTAACCAGACAAACCCCAATAGGAGTCCGCCGTGTAGCAGCCCTAGCGCGTAAACTTGCAGGCAGTTCATTTTGATTCCTCATTATTCTGCGTCGCGTATTTGACCCCCAAGTCAAACATAGTGTTATATGTTACGCTCAGGTGAGTAATCATCTCCGCAATCTCATTAGGCGGGTAGGTTTCGAATGGCTCCCACGCTTCAATATCATATGGAATATCTGATCCGCATTCGTCAAGTGCCTCCACAATCTGTTCCCCTGTGGTGTACTTCTCTTCATCCCAACTTGAAAGGTAGTGCCCACAAGCTTCTTTTAGAATATCTGGTTTATTCATTTGGTTTTTGTCTCCTTCTTAATTGTCGATGATGCCAATGTATAAGTTGCCATCACGATATTTAATAAGTCCGAATTGGAATATCCCAATTCATCGTTTTCTGGCATGGTTAACCTTTTGATTGCTTTTAATATATCTAACAATTTTTTTTCTTTTCTGCTTTTCATTTATGCAACCTCCAGATTGTCAGCAATCGCTTGATTGCCTGCTTCAATTAGTGCCTCTCGCAATCCCCAACGGATTGACTCGAATTGCTTTTTAGCCTGTTTTTCGGTTAGTGTTACGCCTTGCTCTTCCGCCTGCGCCTGCACGTCCTCCCAAGAGAACCTTATTGTGGTTTGATATATAGTATCTTTCATTTTGTGTTTTCCTTTTCTTTTTGTTCATTGTAATTCTCAAGTGCTTTCCTAATCAGTTCCCATCTTTTTTTGCCCCAAGGGGTAAGAATCATGATTTCATTTTCTTTCTTCATTTTGTGCCTTCCTTTTCTTTTCTTATTATCGCGCTCCATTCCATTCCCTCCCGCTGCGCCCAACGTAGGGCGCGAGCGTAGGAAGTGAACCGCGCGAAGAATTGACCAACTGAATTGTAAACGGCGTAAGATGTCATTTTGCCTTCTCCTCGCTTGGCTGGAAGGCGGGCTTGTTTCTCGCTATAATTGTAGCAAGTATGTTTTCCCGATTTTCCGTTTCTTGCCAGTATGCGTGCTTCCGTAGTTGGTCATTATCCAATCGCTTCCAATCCTTCTTTCCATCTTTAGATTGCTCAATGACGATTGCGTCACCATCAAACGAAACTTTATACGTTCCGTTGTCATAGTTTTCGCAATCCAGGTGCTTTAGGATTCCAACTCCAACGCAGAGAGTTCCACCGAAGAAGTTACCGATGATCTGCGCGAGCCTTGCGGTTGCATAGGTTTCATCGTGAAGACGAACGCCAAAATGCTTTGCAGCCTCAGCAAACGCTAAGACTGATTCCGCACCGCCGTTCCAGTGGAGATATATTCCTACTGAGTTTTGGGTTGGTTTTTTTGCCAATGTGATTACTGCTCTGTTTCCCATATTGTGTTTCCTTTCTTTGTTAGTTTTTACCAAAATACCAAATCGCCATAAAGACAACGCAGGGTGAGAGGAGGATAGATACCAGAATGAACTCAGTCATTTTGCATTCTCCCCATCACTCCTTCTGCCAATAGCTTATTTTCACCAGCTCCATGCCAAGGCACTAATTCAACCCGATACGATGTTGAATTGGTTTTCTTGTCGTGTTGCAACTCAACTCTAACTGCGCCATTCCAGCAGGCCGAGTGAGTCACTAACTCACGATGCCCGCAGCGTGTCGCCATTCCTTTAACTCCTTTGATTGTTCCATATAGTGCGCTCATTTTATTTTGTGTCTCCTTATTTTTCTTTTATGTCTTGGGAGTTCCTATCGGATTCTCCATCGACGATTGACAACTTATGCTATCCGCTTGGATTAGTCAATAGTTTTTATTTAGGTCAAAGTGTGGTAGAAGTAAAACTTATGGATGAAGCAGCGGACTCCACCGCACCAAGCAAGGGAGGAAGACACTCGACACTCACTCCCGAAATCCAAGAGAAGCTCTTGGCCTATGTTCGCAAAGGATTAACTTACGAGAGAGCTGGAGAGGCTCTCGGCATTTCGCCCGCCACTATTCAGAATTGGCAAGCAAGGAACAAGCAGTTCAACAATGCTCTAAAAAAAGCAAGGCGTGACCTAGAGGCTTCTCTGCTCGACTCAATCAATCTTGCGGGCGAGAAAAGTTGGCAAGCGAGAGCATGGATGGCAGAACGAATCTTTCAATATGCCCAACCCTCTGCCCGTCTGAATGTTACACAAGATGTCACCCACGGCATCAGCGGGAATCTTGCCCAACTTCTGGCGGGGATTGCGGGCAGAAAGAAGATGCAAGTCATTGACGCTAAATCAGTTGAGGTAAAACCAACTCTACCAATTCGAGACAATAGCTATTGTGCGACAGATACCACGCAAACCATTGCTACTACAACTCTAAAAGTTTTGGGAAAGACTAGACATAAGCGCATTAGAACACGCAAGCCAAGGGCGGAGAGCTTGGCCAAGTACACCACCACGCCCCCAGCCACTCCCTCTGCCGCCATTTAATACACATATACCCCCCCAAATTATTGTGGCTCAAAACAAAAAGAGGTCTTAAACATTGCCCATGCCAAAGCCTCCAAAACGCAGTCAAGAAGAGATACTGGAAGACCTTGCTAAACCAGCCGCTTTCGCATCTAACGTCCTTGGAATCAATCTGTACGACTGGCAACGCAAGGTACTGCGTGATTTAGAACCTAAAGACTGTCGCGTAGCCTTGCGTGCAGCCAACGGCTCTGGCAAGACCAGCACCGTCATTTCGGCTATTTTGATATGGCACGCGCTCGTTTACCAGCGTTCCATCGCCGTAACCACAGCAGGCGTTTTCCGTCAAGTCGAAAGCCAGCTTTGGCCTAGCCTGCGCAATCACATTGCCAAACTTGGTGGTGCCTGGGAGGTCACATCTGGCGAGATCCGCTACCTTCACCCCAACGGCAACACATCACGCATTATAGGCTACTCAGCGACCGACCCTGGGCGTGCTGAAGGTTGGCACGCAGAGGACCACGAATACCATCCGTTGCTGATGGTGGTTGACGAAGCCAAGACCGTAGCCGACCCGCTGTTTGAGGCTATCAGCCGATGTCAACCAACCCGCTTGCTAATTGCATCTAGCCCAGGCGGGACTAGCGGAGCTTTCTATCGGGCGTTCACCAAGGAAGCCAATATGTGGAGCAAGCACGCCGTCACAGCCTTTGACTGCCCGCACATAACCAGAGCGCAAATTGACGAAGTAACCCAGCGGTACGGAGAGAAGCATCCGCTGACCCGATCTATGATCTACGGAGAGTTTGTTGACATAGGGCTGGAAAGCCTAGTTATCAATCTGACCCAACTACAGAACTGCCACAACACACCACCTCAATTTAGGCCAGGTGTACGCATAGCAGGAGTTGACTTTGCGGCAGGTGGCGATCAAAACGTAATCTGCATAAGTGACGGCAACAAGATTCTACCTATGATTGCATGGCGTGAGAAAGATACGATGGCAGCCGTAGGTAGGTTTATAGTCGAGTTTAAGAAGGCTGGGCTGGAAGCTAACAACATCTACGCTGACGCAAGCGGGATGGGGATGGTTATGTGCGATGCCTTGTCTGAGTCTGGCTGGGTAGTCAATCGCGTGAACTTTGGGGCTACGGCGTATGACAACAATGCCTATACCAACAGATCGGCTGAGATGTGGTACAACATGGCAAAGAAGATTGAGGATGCCGAGATCATACTGCCAGAGGATGAGGACTTGACGGCGCAACTGACTTGCAGGCGCACAATCACCAACAGCAAGGGCAAGCTGGGCGTGGAGTCCAAGGACTCAATGCGCGCCAGAGGCATAGCCTCACCCGATAGGGCTGACGCGCTGGCTTTGTGCCTTAGTAGCTCAAATAGCGGTCTTGACTTGACATTTCAGATAGAGCGTCCAACTTGGAAGTCACTTCAAGAAATGATGGTGGCACACGACCCCGTCATGGCTGGATTTGACCCAGGAGGATAAACACTATGAATATTTGGAATTGGATTACTTCAAATTGGACTGAAATTGTTGCCGCCGTTGGTGGCATCGTATTGGCTGCTCGCATTGTTGTTAAACTCACCCCGACCCCAGCGGACGATACGTTCTTGGAAAAGATCGTAAACTTCCTAAAGACAGTCGGACTTAATATTAAATAATCTTTTGTGCTGCGTGCAATCCTTGAGATCATCGCAGCCGTGTTTCGCATCATTCCAGGCTGGAAGGAAAAGCGAACACAAAACCTTGAAAACGATTGGCGCAAGAACCGCAATGCTATTGACAGCGATCTGCGCAGTGAGTCTTGGTGGTTGCGCAACAATGACACCAGTAACACACACAACAGGGATAGTTGAAGAGCTGATGAAAGATCAAAACTACAATGAAATTCGAAGAGGCACACCTGGCACACGCGAATGGGCTAGGAAAGCTTTGAATGCAGTCAACGATCTTTCTTACGAACTTCAAACCGAGAGGAACAAATAATATGGCATCAAATGAAATTAACCCGATGGATTCACAATTTTCGTTTTTGTACGGGAACATGAGCGAAGGCAAATCAAATGCACAGGGCGGAGCGGAATTGCTGACAGTAATCGTCACCGCTCAACAGCAGTACAGGATTTTCCATTGGCAGACCAAATCATACAGCCAGCACAAGGCGTTTATGAAAATTTATGATTCACTCAATGACAACATTGATGAATTGATTGAAACCTTCATGGGTCGTTATGGCCGAATTATTCCTAGCAATGGATTTAACTATAAGGTTCAGAATTACATGAGCCTTGAATCCTCCGTTGCATTTACAAACAACTTGATCAAATTCCTGTCCGAAAGGTTTAATGAAATTGTCGGGGATAAGTCAACTGATCTTCTCAACATTCGCGATGCAATCTTGGGCGATCTAAACCAACTCAAATATCTCCTCACCCTGGCTTAATCAATGTCCGCTATTTCAAATAGAGACGAGCGCAGGGATAAGTATTACACGCGCATCATCAATGCGCTTAACCAGCGTGAGACTTGGGAGAATCGCCAGAGGTTGTTCTACCAAGCTCGCTACTTTGGTGTGCGCCGTAAGGTCAAGCCTTGGCCCACAGCAGCCGACCTGCACGTTCAGTTGATCGACACGGCGATTGAAAAACTAAAGCCTTCATTTGTAAACAGCGCAATTGGCAACGATATTCTTTCTAGTTTCGTACCAATGCGCCAGCAGCTAACCCCGCTGACCGTATCAGCCGAGCGTTGGTTTGATTACAATATGCGGGAGCGTACAAACTTTCAGAAAGAGATTGTTTCAGTAATTGACCACATCCTTCTTTACGGACGAGGAGTTGCCAAGATTGTTTGGAATGAGGACAAGAAGCGCATTGACTTTGAGGCGATTGATCCCTTCCATATTATTGTTCCAGCCCACACAAAGGAGTTTAAGGATGCCGATTTCATTGTTCACATCGTCTCAACAAGTGTCGATTCCTATAAGGCAAATCCCTTGTACAAACAGGATGAGGACTTTATCAAAACAATTTCAGGTAAACCCTCGAAATCAGTGGGCTTACGAAGTGAGATTCAAGACGAGATTTACAGGCGTGAAGGAATTACTCAGGAAGCTGAGAACGACCGTATTATACTTTGGGAGATGTACACTCCGTCCGAGGATGGATGGAAAGTCGAAACTTATAGCCCGCTGGTTGTAACCGAAGATGTCCGCAAACCCTTCACATTACCCTATCGTCATGGCGAACCACCTTTCGTAGATTTCCCCTATGAGGTCACAGGGGGCGGTTGGTACAGTCCGAGAGGCGTAGCAGAGATACTTCTCCCGAATGAGAACCTGCTAAATAAGCTCAAGAACTCCCTCTCCGATTACGTTGAACTGGCCAACCGACCCGTTTTTGAAGCACAGAATCCGATCTCGCTAAACACATCAAACTTGAAGATGCAGCCTGGGCAGATTCTGCCACAAGGCTTAAAGCCAGTTCAGTTTAGCCAACCTCCATTCGACTTCCAGAAACTGATGCTCGAAGAGCGTCTGCTCTCCGAACAGCGGATGGGCAATCCAGACTTTGGTGCAGGCTCGCAGTTCCAAGTGTCGGATCGCAAGACTGCCACCGAAATCCAGGCGTTGCAGTCGCAGGCAGCAGCGTCTGGTGATTTGCGCAATCGTATGTTCCGAATGGGTCTAGCTCATCTCTTCAAACAATGCTGGTCGCTTTACACGCAGTACAACAAGAAAGACTTGATGTATCGGTACGCCGAAGAGACTGGCTCGATGCCATCCGAAGGCATCCATGACGAATATTCAATTGAACCCAAGGGTGGACTTGACTTTATTAACCGCCAGTTTGCTTTACAGAAGTCAGTATCGCGGATGCAAATGTTCCAAAATAATCCTTTTGTGAATCAGGGCGAATTGGTAAAGTCGGTGCTTGAACAAGACGATCCCTCGCTGGTCCGCAGACTCTTCCAAGATCCGAACGCAGCCTCTGGCGATCAAGCTGAAGATCAAGCGACTGAAATTGCGACCATGCTTGCAACTGGATTTCCAGTCGCAATCAAGCCTAGCGATGATCACAAAGCGCATATATCCGTTCTCTTCGCGTTTAACCAAGCGGCTCAACAGCGACAACAGCAGGTCGATCAGAGCGCAATGCAAGTTCTGATGGCTCACTTGCAACAACACTTGCAGGCGTTAGAGCAAGTTGATCCAAACACATCCCGCGCTATCCAGAAACAGCTTCGTGATGCAGGTAAGGCTCAAGTGCAACAGCAGGGGCAACAACTGCCACCTGAAGCGATGCAAGGCCAAGCACCAGCACCGATGGCGGGTTGAAAGTACCAGTAATGCGTGATGCCTTCCAGCAGGAAGGACTAGCAAAGCTGTGTGAGTGGGCGAATGAGCAGGGTGCGACTAACAGGGCGGTTGAAATTGGGTCTTACAGTGGCGAGGGAACGGTAGTTATCGCAAAGCATTTCAAGGAGGTTATGGCGGTTGATCCTTGGCTAAATGGATACGATATTAACGATAGGGCAAGTCAGCAATGCCCAATGAAGTTTGTCTTTGACGCATTCCAAGAGCGCACAACTCCGCTTGGTAATGTTCTATACAGCAGGGGTAAAAGCCTAGACGCGCTCCAGTTGTTCAAGGATGGCGAGCTAGACTTTATCTACATAGACGGAGATCATCGCTACGAAGGCGTGCTTGCAGACCTAAAGGGCTGGCGCAAGAAGCTTAAAGAAGGCGGGATTCTGGCTGGTCACGACTGGAGTTGGCAATCAATCAAGAAAGCTTTGCTGGAGGAAATAGGACAAAAGGACTACACGATATTCCAGGGCGATTCTTGGGCAATAAAGCTATGAGAAAACTAAAAGCAGCATTGGCGTTCATAAGAGATCAAGAATGGGTCAACGAACCGAAATGGGAGGATGAGGACGAGAAGGCGTGGACAGGATTCTTGTCAACCCCAACTGGCAAGCGTCTTAGTTTGATTTTGCTTAACCTAACCCTGCGTCAAAACGGCTCTGCCGTGATGAAGAAATCAGAGGCACTTGCAGACGCTTGTGGTTATGCTAAAGGTTTCCGTGGTTGTGTAGCGACTTTAGAATCGCTCGCATCCCAAAAACTCAACTCCGCCATTCCAGGCTATGGGGATGGATCGGATGAAACAATAGCCGACTAACCTTTAGGTAGAATGACTCCCTACCGACAAGTGTAAGAAAGGGTCAAAATGGCGGATTCAAACAACCTAACTGAAGCGGATGTATTGGCGATGGCGCAAGCGGCTGACGAAGGACGGAATTTTAATCCTACTCCCAAGGAAGACGAAAAAGCCAAAGTAGAAACAGAAGCTACAGAAAAGGCCAGCGGAGATAACGAGCAGACACCCGCGCCTGCTGAAAAAGCCCAAAAACAAACAGAAGCCTCGGATGAGGTTTCGTCTACCAAGGAGAAATCCAAGGAAGATAAAAGTTCTTTAACAACGCAATCTTCAGAAGACAAGTCGGAGTCGGCTTCCGAAAAGAAGCCTACCCGTTACGAGAAGGCTAAGTCGCGACTTGAGAAAGAGTGGGAAGATGTCCGAGCAGAGAAAGCCAGAATCAAAGCAGAGCGTGAGCAGATCGAGGCTGAAAGGGCAAGGAAGACTTCAGAAACTCATCAAGGCGAGACAAAGTCGGGAAGTCGCAAGTTTAGCGCGGAAGATTACAGGGAAGCAGCAAAGAGCTACCGTGATGAAGGCCGTGACGATCTTGCAAAACTTGCCGAACAAAAGGCTGGTGACATCGAAGTTGAGGATAGAAAAGAGATTGAGCAGAAAACCCAAACAGAATTAAAGTCTGCTTGGGATAAAAATTTGCTTGATGAAGTCGAAGCAAATCCTGAACTTAAAGATTCAAACAGCACATTGTATAAAGCCGTATCGGAAATGTTGCAAAACCACGCAATCCTGCGTAATTACCCAGCGGGTATTAAGGATGCGGTAGGAATTGCCAAGGTAAAGCTCAAAGCGGAGTCCGCCTCCGATTTGTCGAAAAAGGTTGCAGAGTATGAGAAAGAACTTTCTCAACTCAGAAAAGCGACTACTCCAGCGTCTGGACAACCCAAAGGTCCTGCCAAGACTAAAGCTTTTCACGAACTGACTCTTGATGAGCAAGAACGTGAATTGATGAAAATGGCAAGCGAAGTTGACAGAGGTTGAGTAGTCATAACAAACAAGGATACTTAATTATATGGTAACTACTGGCTCAGTCAGCGCGCAGTTCCAGGCATACTTCTCAAAAGCATTGCTCGAACGCGCAATCCCATTGCTCCAGATGGAGCAATTTGCAATGAAAACCCCCTACCCGACCAAAACGGGTGGAAACAAAACGATTCGCTTCTTCCGCTTCGGCGATCCCAGCATCACTGCGATCTCCGCTTTGTCGGAAGGAACAACCCCCTCTACTGGCGACGAGCGTGATCTCACGTTGTCCTCAGTTGAAGCCACGCTTGTCCAATACGGAAGCAAGATCATCCTCACCGATGTCGTTCTTGCAACCGAATTGTTCTCGCACTTGGCACAGGCCACCAAACAACTCGGCGAAGATGCCGCCCTCCACGCTGACACCCTCTGTCACCGCGCGTTGGTGCAGGATTCATCGACCAGCACTGGTACTGGCGTAGCCACCAAGTCGTACAACCGTTATGCTCAAAGCAGCACCAACGGCACGACCTGGGCCGCCGCGTCAGTTGCTAACAGCGCATTGACATCCACCGACTTGCTCGATGGTGCTACTGCGTTGTTCATCAACCGCGCTCCTAAGATCAAGGACGGCTACGCGCTTGTTGCGCATCCTGCCGTTATCCGTGATCTACAGCAGGACGATGATTGGTTGAAGGTTTCGAGCTATTCGAATCCCGATGCCATCTTCAAAGGTGAAATCGGCAAGTTGTTTGGCGTATCGGTCATCTCTTCGACCAACGTACAGACCTTTAATACCTCCTCCTCTGGCATCGCTGAGAACAGCGTTGGAACAACTGGTGTTAACACTGGTTATGCCAACGTCCTCCTCGGTGGTGGTGCGTTCGGAGTTCCTAGCTTGTCCTCATTGGCAGCCTCTGGCTCGCCCTTCGCTCCGAAGGTGTCGATCCTTGATGCTCCCGATAAGAGCGATCCTTACAACCAGCGCATCGTAGCGTCCTTCAAGACGTTCTACGCGGCCAAGCAACTCGATCCTCGGTTCTTCCGAGTCATCGTTGCGAAGTCCAACTACAGCTAATAATTAAATGGGAACCCTAGTTATCGCTATGGGTCCTCGGAAAGCTGGGGAGGATAAAACCTCCCCAGCCTCTTCCTCATCTGAAAAACCTATGAATAAAATGATGAAGTCTGGAATGGTGATGCTTCCTGTTTCCAAGTTCGAGATGAACGATGGCAGCGAGAATGTTTCGCCAGAAGTAGGTGATTCTGTTGAACTCTCTGGAACTATTGACATGATCGAGAATGGCGTTGCCCACGTTAATGTGGAACACGCCATGAGCGAGAGTGGATCCAAGGACAAGTCGGAAGACATGGCCGAAGGTGAAAACTCAATGTCCGAAGAGGAAAAGATGATGAAGATGGCCGAGGAGTCGGATAAGGAAAACTATAGCTAATGCCTGTTTACGAGTACGAGGACACCAGAAATGGAAAAGTTGTCGAACTCGAAAAGACAGTAGCCGAAAGGGATTCAGTCCCTCGTTACCTTAAAAGATTCACAGTACCTAGAAAATTGACCCTAGTGGGGGTTGGCGAACCCCTCGACAACCCGCTGGGAGTCAATCAAACAAATCTATTGAAGGGGTACTACCGCCAAGAACAAAAGCTTGGCAGTAGATTCAAAAGTGAGCATACGCCAGATAGCATCAAACGTGCTGCTCTAAGGAGAAAAAAATATGGCGACTGAATTTGTAAGAAGCACTCGTAAAGCTAAGAACAAAGCTCTGCGCTTTGATGCTCAAGGCTTCACAAATGTGTTTGAAGTCACGGCAAGCTCCAGCGGTGGAACGGTTAATACTGTTGCCACAGCTCCTGCTTCCTTGAACGTAACGCTTAACGGCACTTCCTATCGGATTGCCCTTCACACCTAATGTCACGCGCATTAGATAAATTCCAAGCTCAATACGGATTTTCCGTAGGGACGCAAGGAACAGCTACTGGTGGCTACTGGGCGATCCAAATGCTTTCCGATACCACATTTAGCGCGATTAGCGGTAAATATGATGGTACTCTGACAGGCGTTACGATTGGCTCTGGCAACATCATCTATGGCGAGTTTGACAGCTACACGGCTGGAACTGGCAGGGTGATCGGCTACATAGCTGGTTAATGATTAAGCAACCACACCGCCAAAGGTTCAAGTCCTTGGCGGGTGATTGCATTTTAATTATATGCCAAGATTATCTTTAGGCTTGGGTGTGCAATCTGTTAGCAGAATTAAAGCTGGAACAGCACCAGCACCAATTGGTTTGCCAGCACAAATTATAGTTTCTGGGGCTGGGATTGCGAATGGAACATACACAAAAACAACTTTAGCTGGAGTTTATACACCAGCATCAATAGGTGGAACATATAACTATTTATTAGCCGCAGGCATTTTCTATATTACATCACCTGGTAATACAAACTTCAATGGAGATTATGCTGGGAATGATTGGGTTTTAGCCACTGGAAGCGATTCGGCTACAATTTATTCAGAAAACACAAGCACAGATGCAAATAATGTTCCTACAACTGGATGGGCACCATCCATAATTGTCAACCCAGCGTAATCACTTTATGCCAAGACTATCTTTAGGACTTGGAGTGCAAAACAAAAGTAAGATTAAAATCGGAGGAATTGCCCAATTTTCGCCATCCGACTTGTCTTGTTTATCATTATGGCTGAAAGCTGATTATGGAGTTACTTTATCAGGTTGAGGCGTATCTAAACACGAAATATGCGATTTATTAGCCGAATCTTAATTTGCGTTTTTTTATCCTCCTGCTCACCACGCAAGGTTGACAGCAACCCGCTTCCTGTATATTCGGATATGGGGGCAGCATCTGACCTAGGGGCAACTAAGCCATGAGTGAAGAGCAAGTATGGAATATGGAGGTTAGGCTCGCAAGGATGGAAGAGCGTCAAGTTCAGCTTTACGCTATGGTCGAAAGGTCACTTGCTTTCCACGGGGATGTTGCTAATAGATTAGGTGCGCTGGAGCATCTTCGGACGAAGGTTCTGGCTGTAGCTGGAGTCGTTGGGCTGGCCTGCTCAATGGCGTGGGATGTCCTAAAAAACCGATTTAATTGATAGGGAGATAATACAATGGCTTCATTTACCGCAGGAACAACCTTTGTTGACGGAGTAGCTAATGACGTAACGGCTGCCAAGCTAGGTGCGCTAGTTACCAATGCAACCCCAACCTCTGGGCTTATCCAGGATCGCACTGCTGAGACAGTTGTAGCTACAAACGATACCTTTCTAATTGGCGATGCTTCTGATTCGAATACGCTCAAGCGCATGACAGTAGCCAACGTAATGAAGGCCGAGCTTACTGGAACGATCAATACAACGGCAGGGACGATTACTACGCTCAATAGCACTACTGGAACGATTACTGGATTGAATACGACTACTGGAACGATTGCAAATCTTAATTCCACTACTGGCACTGTAGCTACGCTGAATAGTACTACTGGAACGATTACTGGATTGAATACGACTACTGGAACGATTGCAAACCTTTCCGCCACTACATCCACATTCCTTGGAGCAATTACTGGATCTACTAATGTAATCAACATTGGCAGTGGACAGATTTATAAGGATGCCAGCGGCAATGTTTCTATTGGGACTACGAGTGCCACATCAAAGCTTCATATATATGGGACAGGATCTACCGCATCTAATCCACCAACATCAGGAACACTAGGAGCAACACTAACCATTCAAGATTTTGGGTCGACTTATGGTAACGGCGGAATGCTTATGTTTGGAGCATTCCAAGGTACCCATGCTGCAATAAAAAGCTATTTAACAAATGGTGTATCCAACACTACTGGCGATTTATTATTTTGCACAAGAACAAATGCAACAAACACAACTCTCACGGAAGCAATGCGGGTTACTGGGGATGGTAATGTTGGGATTGGTTCCACATCTCCAGATGCAAAGCTTGAAATTGAAGGTGTAGGATCTACCGCATCAAACCCATCAACAACGAGCAGCATTGATGCAACTATTGGAATTAGGTCTGGAATTGGGAGTGGCAATGGCGGAATGCTTATGTTTGGAGCCACCCAAGGATATTTTTCAGCAATAAAAGGTTTTTTAACCAATGGCGGATCTAACACTACTGGCGATCTATTATTTTGCACAAGAACAAATGCAACAAACACAACTCTCACGGAAGCAATGCGGGTTACTGGGGATGGTAATGTTGGGATTGGGGCAACCGCACCAGTAAACAAGTTAGAAGTCGTTGGTTCCTTCGGTCGCGGTGCGCCAGTAACAAAGACTGCTGACTTTACTTTGGCCTCAACTGAAAATTGGATTATTGTAAATAAGGCCACAACAAGTTGTACGGCCACGCTTCCTGCTGCCTCGTCATGGACGGGCAGGGAGTTTACAATAAAAACACTTCAAGCTCTTACAGTTGTTTCAGCGTCAGCAAATGTTGTTCCAATAAACGGAACAACGGCTGGAACTGCAATTCTTCCAGCAGCCTCTGGATCATGGGCTACACTTGTTTCTAATGGAACAAACTGGGTAATAATGGCATCATAATATGGAATACAATCTAAACATCAAGCAACTCCTAGCAGCAAAAGAATTGGACAACAAGCAAGACTTTGTTGTTGAGGTTGATTGGGAGTACACCGCAACCGAAGGTAGCGCAACGTGCGCTCGTTATGGAACATCTTCATTCTACCAACCAAACAGTTCATTTATTCCATTCAATCAACTGACTGAAGATGTTGTGAAGTCTTGGGTTACTTCCTCAGTTGACATTGCTGGACTTGAAGCAAGCCTTTCCGAGCAAATCAACGACATTCTAAACCCTAAAGTCTCAGTTGTTCCTTTCCCTTGGAATAACTAAATGACCCTAACCGAGATCGCTCAGTACGCAGGCGAGAAGGTTGGCAAGACCGACTCGGACACGCTTACCTTTCTACAAAAGGCCGCAAGCTTGGCCTACAGGCGTGTATGGGACTTTGCCCCTTGGCGCGAGACTGTAACCAGCTCCACCTATTCAGTTGGCACAAACCGTACAATTACGCTTGGCACGAATGTAGAAACCCCTCTTTCTGTGGCTTATAATGATGCAGAGGTTGATCCTGTTGATTTGGCCACCATTATCAGCCAAGACCCAGGCTTGCTATCCGATGAGCGCACTGGCGATCCAGATACCTACCATTTCACAGGTCGCAACAGCAGTGGCGTTGCAGAACTTGACCTGTACCCAAGGCTTGCAACATCTGGAACAATTCCATTGCGAGTTATTGAAAAGTTAAAGTGTATCACTCGCTCCAACTATATCGTTGACTTCCCCCCGTCAAATGACGCTCTTGGTGACGAACTTCGCCTTCCCCACGTTCATCACTTGGTTCTTGCCTTAACTCACGCAGACGCACTTGAGCGTGAGCGTCAATATACAAAGGCGCAGGTAATTACGCAGGGCGCGAACTCCGATCTTGCAGCCATGGCTAACTATGAGTTGAGCCAAGTTGGAGGCGTAAAACAGATCACGCCGCAAAGCTTGGGTGAATTAACAATAGAAGAAATGTTCTCGGCTTAAAAGTAAGGCTTTATGCCTCTCTACATAGACACAACAGACGATGTATTGGCTATAGCTGGATCGCCCAGCTTTGAGGGTGGGCAGGCTTCTGGAATCTCGCCAAGTTCAATTGGCAATAATCAAGCCAGCGATATTTACAATATGACGATCAGTCCGTCTGGAAACCTACAGACCAGGCAGGGAATTGAGACGGTATCAACAAATGTATCAAGTGGTTCAGCAATTCAAGGAATGCATTACTTTGATACGGCAAATTTTGAAAGAATTATTGTAGCCTGCAATGGAAGGCTCTCTCAAACAACAAGCGCAACAAGCTTTGCCACAACTGCTGGTACTGTGACAAGTGGTGCAGTGCGGGTTAATTTCTCTCAGTTCAATAACAGGCTTTATTATACGGATGGAGCAAGCAATTTATTCTTTACTGATGGAACAAATTATTACAGGCAAGGCACAACACTAGGATCAGTATCAGTTACAAATCCAGGCACTGGGTACACATCAGCACCAGCAGTAACAGTTTCTGCTCCACAAATGGCTTATGGCACAACGGCATCAGCAGTTGCATCTTATGCTGCATCACAAGGAGGAATCGTTACTGGAGTAACAGTTACCAATAGTGGTTCTGGATATACATCTGCACCAACCATAACTATAGCACCACCATCATCTGGAACGGCAGCCACAGCAAATGGAGTCCTGTCAACTTCTTCAGCCCCATCTGGTCTTCGCCTAATTCGCCAGTTTACTAATCGCTTGTTTGCTATTGGAACTGGAGATAATCGAAACACGCTTTACGCATCTGATCTCTTGGATGCGGAGGTATGGAAATCAACCAACAGCATTATTGTTGGTGGTGATGATGGTGAAGATATTATTGCAATTCAACCCTTCTTTGATTATGAGCTTATAGTTTTTAAACCAAACAAGATTTACTTGGTTAATGTAGATCCAACCGCAACTACAGCATCTGGATGGACAGTAAGACTCATTAACGATAAGGTTGGGTGCCAAGCATCCGCATCTGCTATTTTTACAAATAAAGATGTATTCTTCTTGTCAAACGATGGCATCAGAAGCGTTGTAAGGTCTGCGGCTGATGATTTCTACGCAGTCGGACCAACCCTTACCGAGCCAGTAAAAAACATTATTGCAAGAATTAACCGAAGCTACATAGGCGATGCCAACGCAGCGTTCCATAACAATAGATACTATCTATCTCTTCCGCTTGATAATTCAACAACCTGCAATTATGTGCTTGTCTACAACACGCTGTTTGGTTCATTTGAAGGCTTGTGGTCAATAGCTGCAAGCGCGATGACAAAGACAAACTTTTCTGGTGGTTACTCAACAAACTGCTTGAAACTTGCGATTGGTAGCCCGACAGGTCAAGTTGGACATCTTTACGATTACCTTGACCCAGACCTACAGGGCGATGGAAATACCGAGTTTAAGGATTATGGGACATCCTATACGTCATACGTTGTGACCAAGGCGTATGACTTTGATGACAAGATTTCAAAGAAGTATGGTTCGCATTATGAGATGGAGTTTTATTACTCTACGGCTACTGGATGTACGATTGGCATGAAGAGGGAGACAGACTCCCAATATGTTACAATTGGCACAAATGTTGATACATCTACGCCAGGAGGCTTAACTTTGCCGTTCACGCTTCCAGCCACACTTTCGGCTCAGACCTATAACTTTAGAGCTGATAGTCTTAGGTCTTATCAGAAGTGGCGCAATATGAAGTTTAAGATGGAAGCTCCAGGTAGGAAGCTTTCCGTTAAGCAAATTATGCTTGCAGCCAACCCCGACACCATTGAGGTGCAAAAGATTATATGATGGCTGTTGAGTATATTGAGCAAAGCGGTGTTCCAGAGTCCATGTGGCCTAACCTAGCCGAGTGGTTTGGCTGGTTTGAGAAGCAAGGGATGGTTGGCATTGTGGAGGACAAGGATGGGATTGCTGGAGTAGCTTTGGCTAGATGCATAAAGGATGGGCAAAAGCCTGACCATTATGTGCATAGCGAGGATGGCGAGAATGTGTTTGTTGATTTGACTATCTCCTCAAAAGGTGCTAAATCCTTAAGGTGCTTGCTGTTGCTCCTTTGGGAGCGTTTTGGTCCCCGCAAGCGGATCACCTTTAATCGTTCTGGCAAACCAAGGAGTTACGACTATATGACATTTATGCGAAAGGCTAGGGTTTAACACCGTGGGTGGATCACCTTCTATTCCTTCACCGCCTCCACCGCCCGATCCGTCAGCGGTAGCGCAGGCCAATGCAGAGGCGTATAAAAAGAATATTGATACTTATATTGAGAAGTCTCCAGAGCTTGCTGCTCTTGAAAATAAGCTTCGCATTCAGTATATGCCCCAGCAACGCTCACTAGAACGTCAATTGGCGGCTTTAGACCAGCAATCGGCAACCTTAGCTGCCCTACAGAATGAACGGCAATTTGGCTCACAGCGTACTACTGAATCCTTGCGAAGAGCCTACGAACAAAGCCCACAGGCATATGCCTTGAATCGTGGGCTAGGCACACAGATGACTCGCCAGTTTGAGCGTTTATACGGAACAAGCCCATACGGCTCGGTTGAGCCAGAAGTTGCATTTGCCCCTCGCGGCATGCCTACTGAAGACATTTACGGAACAATTGGAACCAATATTTCTGGACCCTCTTTAAGAGTTTAATTTATGGCTATTGATCCAAAATATAAAGCTCAATTTGACGAAAAAAATAATAAACTTTATGAAATTGATTCAAAAATAGATCAATTAAAAAATAAATTTGATGAAAAGTATTACTTAAAATCAAATCCAGATGTTGCAAGAGATGCGTATTACGGGAAAAATGCATTAGAACATTGGAATCGAAATGGACAATTTGAGGGAAGATTTGCAAATGAATATCAACAAAATATTGCAAAAAACATTCCAAATACAGAAGTAGATAAGCTTGAAGCCGAAAAAAC